CAGCGGCCTGGTATTTGATCTGCTTTATTTCCTCGGCGGCGTCTTTCTCGGCCTTTACCCGCGCCATAGCGGCGGTGATTTCCGCTGCCGCCTGATCGTCGCCTAGCTCAATAGCCGTGGCATAAAGGCTGGCGAGTTGCTCCATCGAGAGCGTGGTATAGTCCTCGATAGCCTTCTCTTTATCGAGCTGCGCTTTGATGGATGCGGCCTTCTCGCGGGCGCCCATGCGCTCGAGGGCGTCGTACATTGTCTGGAGTTCGGAGGCGGTGTCGCCGTAGGATTTCTTGAGGCGTTCAAGGCGGCTCTCTACCGCGTCGATGGCGGCGTCGGCCTGGGCCGAGATGAGGGAGCCGATGCCGGAGAAAAGCTGGGAGAATGAGGACAGCGCAAAGGAGGAATACTTAATGAAAGTATAGGCCGCGTCATCAAGTTTCTGCCGTTTTATTTTCTCGATGATCGCTTCAATTTCTCGTAGCCTTTCGGCGTCGTCGGAAAATACTGCTTTTAACGCTTCCCATTCTTTGATCTGGGTATTAAATGCTTCTTGCGCGCTGCTCGTTATCTGCTTATAGATCGTATCGATTTCATTTCCGGCATTAAATTTGTTTGTCTCTAACGCCATCATAAGGCTTATTTCTTGGATAGTTGCTCCGGCGGCCTGCGCCGCGTTAACCTTCGCAAGAAGAGCGTTCAGGAAGTTCTTTTTTTCTTGGTCTGTCTCGAGCGCGATTGAGTCAAAAAGATTGCGGTATATGTCAACGAGGCTGCCATAATACTGTTCTGCGTTCGCAAGGTCGTCGGCCCTCGATTGTTTCCACCGCGCCATGGCTTCTTCTGTGGCAAGCGTCGAAAGCCTATTTGCCTCATCCCATGCCTGATACTGCCTAGCGTACCGCTCACCGGCTATTTGGCCCTGGCGATTTCTTTCTTCTTCCGCCGTGCGTTCCGCCGCTTTTTCCATTGCTACGCGGACTTCGTTTTCGTATCGCAGATATCCTCTAGCCGCGGCTTCCCAACGCTGCGCATCTATAAGCATCAGCCTTTTAGCTTCTTTTTCGGCCGCTACCGTTTTCTCTTCTTCCTGCGCTCTTCTGGCGGCGTTCAGTTCCAGGTGCTGACGTGCGATCCTGTCCAGCATAGCCTTCTGTTCGGCTTCGGCAATTGCGTTTTCGGTCTCTTCTGCCTGATACGCGATCCTGACATAACCGCGCGCGGCAGCCTCCCAGCGCTCCGCGTCGACGAGCATTATGCGCCACCGCTCGGCTTCTTTCTGCTCGTTAAGGCTTCTAATCGCTTCCTGTAATTCAAGGTGCTGGCGGCCGGCTCTTTCTGCGGTAGCCCGTCTTTCGGCTTCCTCGGCTTCAAGGGCGAGCTCCTGGGCCTGATATGCTATTCGCAAATATCCCCGCGCCGCGGCCTCAAGCCTTTGGGAATCAACGAGCATAATTCTTGTTGCCTCTGCCTCGGCGTTGGCTTTTTTTATCTCTTCAAGGGCGGCGCGGGCGGCGTTTACTTGTGCGTGCTGGGCGGCTATGCGTTGCTGGAGCGCCTTGTTTTCTATTTCGGCCGTGATCCTGGCCGCTTCTTCGGCGGAGTACGCGACACGTAGATATCCTCGCGCTGCCGCCTCCATGCGAGCGCCCTCAATTATCATGAGTTCTTTTTGACGCTCGGTCTGCTCTTGTGATATCCGGAGATAGCCCCTAGCCGCCGCCTCAAGTCGCGCCGAATCAACAGTGGCGATCCTGGCCGCTTCAATGGCTGCTGCTTTTGATATTTCTAGTTGGCTTTTTATTGTAACAAGCCGTAGCTCCTCGGCGTTTCGCAGATCTACGGTGGCGCCGGTAGTGAGCCCTAGTGCATCGATAAGGTTAGTAAGGCCCACGACCTGGGCATCGAGGGCAGCTACACGCGCCTCTCCTGCCTGCTCGGCGGTAATGAGCCCAATCTTTTCTTGCCGTGCGATATTTTCGAGGGCTGCTGAGTATGCAGTGACTATCTTTGTACGCTCTTCAGTTATTTTAGCCTGACGTGCGGCGGCTGCGGCTTGAGTAGAAGCTGTTGTCGCCGCTGCCTGTTTTGCGGTATCGGCCGCAGTTTCTTCAGTAGTTATTCTATTTTTTAATTCATCAACAACTTTTTGTTGTGCGGCTATCGCCTTATCGAGATCAGCCAACTCTTCTTTTGATACGGTAGGATCGTAAGCCGCCGAATCCCTCGCGTATTTTAGATTGTTCAGGATCCCTACCTGAACGGTCAGTTTATCGTTGAGCGTGGCCGTTCCGTCGGCCATGCGTTTATGAGCATCATTGAGCTTATTAGTCTCCGAAATGCTGTCTATTACGAGTCTAAACAGGTCAGTAAGGGCGTCCCGTAGCGGCTGGATTGTCCCTGCTATTGATTGTCCCATTGTGGACATGAGATCTGACCATGCGTTCTCGAAGTTCTTGATCGAGACATCGGTCGAGTTTTTCAACGTTCCCGCGAACTCGCCGTATTTAGAGTTAAGGAGCTTTACGCCTTCGCCGTTCGAAAGTTGCTCGGCAGTGAGGCTCTTGAGCGCTGGGATCTGCTGGCCAAGACGGCCGATTGTCCCGGAGAATGTCATATTCAGCTGCGTCAGCGCCGTGTTAACGTCCATGTCGAGAACGGTTGCCATTCCGAGCGCCGTTTCCATCATGGTCTTGATCTGCGCGTCGGTTCTCCCATAGGCGGCGAGGCGGGCTATCTGCGCTTGCGTATCGGCCTCGGCTATGCCTGAGAGCTTGGCGAAGACCGGGACATACTCATCAAGCGCTCGTTTCCCCTGCGCGGTGATGACGGTAGAAGCGGCCAGGGCGGCGTTATATTTCAGGAGGGCTGTTTCGTCCGAGCGGTACGCCTGGACCATCTTGTCGGCGGCGTCATAGGCAATTTTAAAAGCTCCCGCAAGTCCTGCGGCCCCAAGGAGCCCGGTGAGTGCCGAGGTTCCGATCCCGAGCTTCCCGACCGCGTCCGTCGCGGCCCTCATAGCGCTCTGGAGTGAGGTGGAGTCTCCTGTGATTTTTACCGCTAACTCGTCAATTTCCATCCATCAGCCCCTACAATAAATACGCTGGATAGTCTTCTTCCTCATCCTCGAATCTTCCAGGATCAGCCTGCTCTAGCCACGAGCGCCACGTTTCCTCCGCGCCGTCCTTGTCCATCATCCCGGCCGCCAGTTGCGCTTCCTGAACTCGCCGGATGCTTTCTTCAGCCCGAAGCCTTGGAAGCATCGTGGTGAAGGCGTTGAGCCAGCGCATCGGCATTTTAAGCCAGATGGTCGGATCGCCCGCCTTGTACCACGATTGCAGGCGCGGGATCAGGTCTCCGTAGTCGACTGGCCCTCGGTCTTCTGTCTCTCCATCGTCGCATTGAGCGCCTTCGTGGCGACGGTAAAAAAAACGGCAACCACCTTCTGTTTCTTTTCGATGGATATTTTAGCGGCCACATCATGCGGTATGCCGATAAGGACGGTTTCGACCATTTCATTGAGGCCGTTCTCGAACGCCTCGAACTCTAGCCCATCGAGGTCTGACGCCTTCTCAGCCTGCTCCGCGATGGCCGAATATTTCTTGATGAACTTGGAATACTTCACGAGGCCCATGTCCTCATAATCGAGCAGCTCATAATCCTTGCCGAACACGGTTACGATTTCGCGCTCAGGCGCAACATCGTCAATTGTTAGAATTGCCTTTTTTGCCATATTTCCCTCCTAGGAAATGCCAGGGGAAGTTAATCCCCTGGCTACGGTTGTGTTGCTACTACTAGGCCGATGGGGTGACTGCAATGGACTTTGCCACGCAGGAAACGCCCTGGGAATCCTTGAGAGCCGTGGTGACGATAACGGTATGTGCCGCCGCAGTAAGCGAGGAAAGTGCAACAACCAAAGTCGGAGTCGCCGAGGCAGCGCCAGGGGTGAAAGAGACGGGGGTAAGGATCGCGTGAGAGCTGTCTAAAATAACAAAGACGTTGAGCGCTGAGGCGTTTGCCACAGCGGAAGATCCTCCGCCGGCCTTGGCGAAAGTGAGAGTAATAGTCTTGGCCGAAGCAGATCCAACGCCAGAGGTCAGGGTGAACGCTCCCAGGTCGGCCGATCCGGACTGAACCACGGTCGAGAAGAAGCCGGACACGAGCGCGGCGGCCACATTCGCGTCGTCGGTCCTGATTTTGAATTCCCATGCGCCGGTGGATACCAAGGGGAAGAACTCGGCCTTGAGGCTCTTGCGGCGCAGCGCCACGGTCTCGGCCTTGGTATCGTTCGCCTCGTCGTAGGGCATAAAATAGCCATTGAATAGCCAGACATAGGTGTAGACGTTCGATCCGGTATGCTTGACTTTATAACCCAGAGCAAGGCGGGGCGGCTGATCGTTTTCGTTCTTGACGATTCCGCCCGCCGCATAGGTGTGGCCGAAGATTTCCGCCTCGGCTTCAGGCGAAATGTCATTCAAATCCACGGCCACATCGATTTTCCCGATGCTGGCCAGGGCGTGTTGGGCCGCGTCGTCGTCTCCGGCGAGCTTTACGACTGAAGGGTTCGGGTTGACCGAAATCTTCCCCAGTCCAGCGAGGGGCTTGACGGCCCCGAAGGTGGCAGCCCCGCCTTTGACATCAGTTCCGGCGTTCATCAGCGCATAGACGAGGTCGCTTGCTCCGAAGGCCGGTCTAGCTGCATAAGCCATACTTAGACTCCTTTATACAAGATCCTCGGCGCACAGTGTTCGCCGGTATCTTGATGTTTTGTGTTTGACGTTCAGGTCCGCGTCAGGGACATCCGCAGAGAACTCTCGCGTGTAGAAAAGGCCCATCATTACAGTGTGCAATGCTTCGTCGATCGCAGAGGTCGAGCCGCCTGAGACATAGATGTCGAAGATGAAAGTCGAATCGGCGGCCAGCGGCACATTGTCGGCGAAATGCGCGTCGGCGTTGTTCGCCTCGGTGTAAATCAAACAGGGGAAGGATGCGATCACCCCGGGATGTTGAGGCAGAAGATGCGAGGCTCCCCCGATAAGCGCCACGAGCGCGGTGTCTGCGAGAAGCTTTCCCACGAGCCAGGATTTGATGGTCATGTCTCACTTCCTGCGGCTTCCGGGTTCTTTACTACGCTCTTGAGCTTGTTCTTGATCCACTCCTTGTTGCGCTCTATAGCAGGGACCATAAATGGACGCGGCGCCATGCGTTTAGTTCCAAACTCAAGATGGGGCGCATATTCGACATTAGTCCCGACATAGGCGGCAGACTCTCCGCCGTCGTGTTCGATTCTGTGGGTAATTGAGGCCCGTAGGCGCCCGGTATCCACCGCAGGGGCTTCCCCTGGTGCCGATGGTCCGTTCGGGGTCATATTCGCCTTGATGTCGCGTTCCACTTTAAGAGCGCAAGTATTGAGCGCTTTCTGCATATCCGAGCTTATGCGCTCGCCCTTGGCGCGGAATTTGGCCTGGAGGGCTTTCACCTGGTCGGCGATGTCGGCATTAAGATCGAAACTCATGCGCCGCCCCCTTGCACTGGAACGAGCACAAGCTCGGTATGCGACGGCCAGACATTAAGCGCGACAATGTCGTATTTTACCGTTCCGTCGTAGAGCCTACGCCCACGCTGTAACTCGGGATCGTTGGCGCATAGAAATAGCTTCGCGTCCGCCCCGCGCCCGGTCACGCCATAGAGCTCGCACTCCTGCTCGGTAAGGCTTTTAGGCTGGAAGTTTCCCGCTCGACCCTTCACCCCGTCAGAAACCAGCACGCCTCCGTCGGTCACAAGAACGCCCCCATCGGTAACGGCATGAACTTTCGCCCATGTCTTGACGGGGTTGTTCTCGCTGTCGTAGGTAAGCACTGCCTCGTAAAGGTCCAGGGTCTTATTGCGGATCATGCGGCATACCTCTTGTAGCCCCGCAGCGCCTTCTTAAGCTCATCGCTAAGGAGCCCGGCCCCTGGCGCGAAGGTGTAGGCGACGCCGCCCTCCTTGATGGAGGTGAGTCCGTTCGCGCCTTTCTCGTTCAAGGAGTAGCGCTCAAGGACGGCCGCCTCGGCAATCTCCTGGAGGTCCAGAGGAAGCGAGGCGGCGGCGCCCTCGACATAGCCGGCATCGTCGGGGAGGTAGTATCCTGCGTCGTAGGTCACGAGGATGTCCCTGTCGCCCTCATAGGCGTCGGGGATTAGCCCTCGGGATAGCGTGGCACCGTTCCAGCCTTGCGGCCGGTAGATACGTCCCGCGGCGGCATCTGCCGCGCTCATGTAGTAGTCCACGTTTACGGTCAGCAGGATGCCGCCCAGGGTAACGCTCGTAAGCGTCTGGATCGGCCACTGCTTGAGATAGAGATAGGTCTGGCCGTTGACGGCATAAGGCTCGGCGGTGTAGGTCGCTCGCTTGAATATACGTCCGGTCTCGCGCCGTATGGCGGCGCTTGCCTTCGTGATGATGAATTCAAGCAAGGCGTCCTGTGTCGTGTCGCTCGTTTCTATTCCCAGGAGGAGCTTCACGTTCGCCAGGGTGCAGAGTCCGTCAACGGCCGACATTTACGCTATCTCCCGTAGACAGTTGCGGGGCCGGTGTCCACATCCTTGTCGAACAGGACTACCTCGCAAGAGACCTGATTTTTCGGGGAGCTGCCGCCCGTGTAGGTCGTATCCTCGACAATGAGGATGTAGCGATTCGCCCCGGAGAGATCGACCTCATACTGCGCGATTCCGGCCGCTTTGATGTTCTTCGCCGTCTCGAGGACGGCGTAGTCCGCGGCGGTGCCACCATTGGAGGCGGTATCGTCCTGCATTTTCAGCGCGGCGACGGCTGCCGAGGGGCTGCCGTCGGAGGCTTCATAGCTGAATATGACAAGGGCGGAGTTGTAGCCGAGGCGGTCGATGACCGCGCCAGTGATCTCCGTGCCGTCAGAGAGGGTAGAGGGAAAGCCCTTCACGGCGGTCAGGCGTCCCATTCTGTTCACGATGCTCATGTGTT